AGTAGTTCATGATTTACGCTTTCTTTTCTTTTTGATTGGTGTATCTATTTGTTTTTCATACACATCAGCAATCTTTTCTTCGGTGGGTTGTGCTTTTTCGCGTGGGTCTGGTATGGCGCATTTTCCGGAAAGTATTAATTTATTTTTTAGTGCTTTATCTCTAACCGGAACAAAATCACCGGCTTTATAATAAATTAAAACGCCATCGGTGTATAAGGGAAAATCTTTAATTGCTTCAATCATAGTCAAATCCTCTTTAAATAAAAAAGGACTAACCTAGAAAAGGAATTTGGAATGAGGGCCAAAAAACTAGGTTAATCCTTTAGATTTTACTTCTTTTTTGCGTCGGCTTTTTCTTTTTTCTCAGCTTCGGCTTTCACTTTTTTATCTAACTTAGCTTTCTTTGCTGCTTCGGCTTCGGCTTCGGCTTCAGCTTTTACTTCGGCTTCAGATTCAGCTTTTACTTCGGCTTCAGATTTACACTCTTCGCAAATATCTTTTTTAGAAAATGGAACGCCTACCGAATCGGGAAGCTCTACAACATCGCCGGCTTTCAATTTTGTTACAGTGTAACCATTAGGCGAGTAGCTGCAATCTTTTAAAATTTTATAAGTCATAATCGAATCCTTTATTGAAAAAAAAATCAGCTTTGAAATTATCGCCGCTGACTTCTCAATTATTTAGCCTCTAACTGAAGCGGAGCTTGGGTTGCCAAGCTCGCAAGTTGCAACGAATGAAGAAACGGAAGTATTGGCGCCCGTAATCGTTACTTGTACATATCTTTCAGTTGCTACAAAACCAAGCTCATTTAGAGTATTGGCGGCTGTAACTGGCGCGGCTGTGCCAATGATTCTTTCAACTGGAATATCAGTTGCGCCTGACATAGCGGCATCGGATGATTCTTGGATATTACTAATTGTAGTATCGCCAGTAGTTACGGCAGTTGCAAGAAGTGAAATCTTGCCACTTTCGAAGCCATCAGTGTCAATGATCGCGCCTACTGTATCGCCGTCACCGGCTAGAGTAGTGAAGACAACAGCGACAACTGATTTTGCGTTATTATATAGATCTTTATGCATGAGAATAACCTTATTCTATTAATTTAATTTTTAAGCTTTTAGAAGGCCGCCCATAAAGGACGGCCGACAATATTAGGCTTTAACCTTAAGGGCTTTAAGAGCGTCACCCATAACCAAACGTCCGTCATTTCTGCGGCGTAGGATATAGTTAACGAAAGTTCCGCTAGTGACTTGATCAACAATTAAGCTGAAGCCGACGCGCTGAGTAAACATATAGGCTTCATTGAAGTTACCATATAGAACCGGTATTGAGTTGACGACATCAGCCGCACCCATTGCGATATCGAACTTAACAGGAGCGCCAAGAATAGATAAACCAACGCCTTCACCTGAGAAGAAATTAATCTGATTCATGATTGCATACTGTGAAGCGCCGTCCAAATCTGTAAGAAGGCTATTAAAGAAAGTTGCCTTTCTCATAGCGTATGCCGCGCCATTGTCATATCCTTCGATTAATGCAGAAGGAAGAATGCCAAGTACATCTTTCCAAGTTACAGCAAGAGAAGCGGCGGATGCCTTAGATTCAATCTTATCGAAACCAGTGACATTATTTGCACCGTCGATGTAAGTCAACAAGCCTTTAGGTCTATCCGCGCCATCACCGATGACAACTTGTACGGCTGATTGACGCATAGCACCAAGACGGCCTTTAGAAATAACATCATTTTCAACGTTGAATAGTGCATCTTCAGCAAGATCTCTTGAAATCTTGAATCTGTAAAGTTGCTGTGTTGGGTTGAATGATACCTGTTTATAGTCTGGATCATGTTCGCCCGTTGGGTTTGCCAATTCGTTCAGATATTCTGAATTGCTGTAATCAGCGTAATCAATCGGCTGAATAAAGCTATTACCGGCAATATTACGGATGTTAACAAGATCCATAACACCATGACCAGCAAACTTTTTATCAACGATAGTTTGCGAGTATTCAGGAGCTACGATATAGCCGCCATCAGTTGAAATGATTGTGTTTAACAACGCTTTCTGTTCTGGTGTGTGGGCGTCGGTGTGACCTTTAGAAAAATAAAGCTTCTGAACGGCTGATAAAGATTTTGCTTCTTCAACTGTAACAGGCTTTTTGCCTTGCTGCTCACGAACGGCGTTAAACTTTTCGATGTTCTTGTGACAGTTAACAAGTTCTTTACTGTCCATAGTTACAAGCGATTCACTCTTGCGAGCAATAAGCTTTTCAAGGGCGGTATACTTGACTTGCATGTCATCAATGGCGGTTTGTTGAGTGCCAATTTTTTCACCCATAGACTTACGGTCATCACTTGCGCCAAGTTGGGCCGCTTTGATTTCAACGTTTGCGTCTTTGATGTGATTTAGATTTGTCATCAAATCATCAGCTTGCTTTTTAAGATCGGTGTCCATTTTTTAAACTTCCTTCATTTCGTTAGTTATTATTTCCGCTTTATCAAAGAACTTAGAAAACATATCAATGCATTCAGCTTGTTCTTTTTCTTTAGCTGCCTTTTTTTCAAGCTCTAGCTTCTCTTTATCCGCTTCTTGATCTCCAAGATTTTTATCTTCTTGATCACCAAGAGATAAACAGCTTTTAATTTGAGCAACTATTACTTCAGATTCTTTGTGAGAGTAGCCATGCTCTCTCATGTCTGCTTCTATTTCTTTTAAAGTTTTCATATTCTCTATACTCTTTACGCTGGTTAAAACTGCTTCTTCGTTCATTGGAAAAACAACTAAGGAAGCTTCTCTGAGTCTGAGTTTACTAATTATTCGAGTGCTACCTTTAAAATCAACTTCTAATGGTTTGTATCCAATTGATAAACCGCCGTATTCGCCATGTGCTGCTTTAGCTACGATGTCATCGTTGGATTGAATACCCTTGATTACTTCGGTTCGGATAAGAATTCCGCCGCCGTCAATCTGTTTCAATTGAACAACTGTCCCCAGTGGCATACCGCCGAAACCGTCGTGCTGGTGTAGAAATTTAGGAAGACCAAAAGAAGAAACCGAATCTAAAATTGCTTGAGTCTCAACAATGTCATCGCCTTGATCAAGGCTATCTGTTGAAAGTATGCCTTCGATGACATGATATGTTTCATTCTTGGCTTCGTCAGTTCTTTCTGATATCGCCTTGAATTCAAACCCAAAGCAAAAAGTTTTATTCTTCATAGTGTTGTCCGTAAATTATGCTATAAATTATAATAGCATGTATTTATCTATGACAAAATGAGGTTTCAATAGGGTAAAAATGGTCAGAGTGGCAGGATTCGAACCTGCGTATTCTCGGCTCCAAACCGAGGCGATAACCAAACTTTCGCTACACTCTGATAAAAAAGGTGGCAGAGATGGGATTGAACCATTTCTCACGGGCTTCAACCGTGCGCTTTAACCTACTATTAAGCTACTCCGCCATAAAGCTGCCATGATAGGATTCGAACCTATAACAAGGAAATTAACAGTTTCCCGCTCTACCAATTGAACTACATGACAAAAAAAAGCCCCTAGAATTAACTAGAGGCTTAAAGTGTATTTGATCTATTAAATAACTACACTAAAAAGCCTCCGAAAATATCGGGAAGTTTCTAAAATTGTTATTTATAATAGTTTTCATGTCTGTATTATATTCTATTCTTGGATTATGTCAAGGCATAAAAAACCCTTTGTGATGCCGCTAAACAATCACAAAGGGCTTAAATTCTTGTTCTCTACTGCAAGAGCTTTCACTATAAACTAATCTAAGATTATAGCAAGCATAAATATTGGTGGCAGAGAAGGAATTGAACCCCTTTCTTCTTTAGATTCACTTATGACATTTTCCGGTCTGTACATAAATTTCACTAAAGTGCTTTAGCCAATAAGCTACCGCCGAATAAATTGGCAAGGCGTCCTACCAATAAACACCTTTCAGTATCTTATAGTAGGACTAGCCAAGGGAAACAGCAATTACATGAAGTTTCCGGACTTATAATACTACGAACTAATAGAAACGCAACGGCAACCAATAGTATTATCTGAAGTCGCGCCAAGGCTTGTATCTAACGGCTGCATTAGCTTTTGACCGCCAACCGTATAAGGGGCGTTAACGTCAACCTCTTGACCGTGCACTTCTAAGTGCGCTTCTCTAACTGCCGAATCCAATAAGCTTATCCAAGTCTTGACCAATTCCAACGCTTGAAACTCTTCAAACACTTCAGGCTTTAGAACATTATCTAAGTTTGGGTTTTTTTTTTGAGTATTAATCGCACCGTTAAAAACATCATCTTCGGCTTCTGATCCAAGGCCGGCCGCCGTCCCAACTTCCGTTGGTGGAATATTCGCGGCGCGTGTCCTGTTCCTTTCTCGGATAACTGGCGCGGCTTCATCAATGACATCTTTATTAGTTGGGAATGTAGCGCCGCCGGATAAAGTCGCATCAGCTTTACCCAATTCAGAAACGATAATATTCTGCGTTGTTTTTAAAATCTGTGCGCTGTGCAACGGCGCAATTCTTCTAATCTCTTTATCAATCCGAATAAAAATTTCGCTGGTTGTTCTTTTCCTGAGAAGTAATAAGAATATTAACAATTCGCTTGAATCGCCGTCATCCTGTTGTTTCTCCATTTCCCTGTCGTAGTGTTCAGAGAAATATTTGCTTGTTTCCCGATAAGACTTTTTCAACAATACAGTTAATTCTTGTTCGTAGTCGCTGAAGTTTTGAAGCTTTCCGCTAGAAGCATAGAAAATAACAAGGTCATCAAGAATCTTTTTAAAGAAACTTCGCAAACCCTTTTCAAGTCTCTTTTCATACTTCAATTTTACATCATCATAGAAATCTGAAAGGGCTTGTTTTTCGTCTAAACTTAACTTTAGAATCGTTGCCATTACTCTTTTCTTCCGTATAAGGCAATTAATTTATTATCAATGTCTTCATCGCTGAATTTGCGCTCATCGTCATCATTTAGTTTTTCTTCCCATTGCGCCCGAATATCTTCGGCGCCGATTTCAACTCTACCTTCGTTGACGGTTAATAATCCGGTGTCAATCTTGGTTTTAGTCGCTGCATTGCGCTTTACTTCAAGGGCTGAAATTGTCGCCTTATCATAGCTCAAAACATAGCGGCCCGAGTCATCGAAACGACGCATTAACAAATCATCCATTTCACTATAAAAAGTATTAGCGTATGGTAAAACGTCGGTATCGAAAAGCATATATTTAGCTTCTTCAAAATTGTTCATAGTCATAGATGTTGCTGTGACCAATGGCAACGGAATGCCTTTAGTAGTATAAATTTGCTCTCTAACAAACTTTAAAAGGTTTATGTAGTCCATATCTTTAGGACTTAATGAAAGCTGTCTAAAGTCTTTGCCACCTTCAAGAATAAGAATATTACCGGCTGATTCTGCGCCGCCGTATTTGGCATTTACTTGTGCTCTCATTCTTTCATATTGTTCAGGGGACATTTCAAATTCTTTATCTACAACCAACACGCCCGAAGGTGTAGCGCCATTCTTCAACAGTGACGAATTATGAATATTTGAATACTCATATTGCTCAATTTCTGCTAAGATTGCGTTAAGTGGGGAAAGCCCGAAGAAGTCTAAATTGCTTTCGCGTGGGTTGAATGTCTTGATTTGCCAAAGTTCCTTGGTGCCGTCTTGGGTAAAATATGAACTAACGCCCTTTCCTGCATTCTCAACATAATTAAAACTTTCGTTAAATTGCGAAGAGTTCAAACGCCAAGTTTCA